GGCAGTCTAGGCAAGGCAATCCGCATTTGTAAGCTTTGTGAGGGCAAGGGTGTCCGATACAAGAAGCTTAAAGAGGTGGCAGGGTTCAAAGTTCTACCACGGGACGCATTCGATACAGCATCAGGTGGTTTCAAGACAGACAGGACTACCCTAGAAGACGTGTCCCTAACTCTACGAGGAGAAGCCCAAGAGTTTGTACAGAGCTACATACGGTACTCTGCCCTGCGAACATACTTACGCTCATTCGTAGAGGGTATGTTCAATAATGTTGATAGCAAAGGTTTTATACACACGGAGTATATGCAATGCATCACAGCTACTGGTAGGCTGTCTAGTCGCAATCCCAACTTCCAGAACATGCCACGGGGTTCGACGTTCGCCATTCGTAGGGCGATAGAGAGTAGGTTTGAAGGCGGGTCAATCCTAGAGGGTGACTATGCACAGCTAGAGTTTAGGGTTGCAGGATATTTAGCTAAGGATGACAACATACGACTTGACGTTGACGCAGGAACAGATGTTCACAACTACACTGCTAGTATTATTGGCTGTACCCGACAAGAGGCAAAAGCTCATACTTTCAAGCCCTTATACGGTGGAGTTAGCGGGACGGATAGCCAACAGAGATACTACAGAGCATTCAAGGAGAAGTATGCAGGTGTTAAAGAATGGCATAAGGACTTACAGAAGGATGCTGTAACCAAGAAGGAGATAACTCTGCCGTCGGGTAGGGTGTATGCCTTCCCAGATTCTAAGTGGACAGATTGGGGTACTGCTACTAACCGCACTGCCATATGCAACTATCCCGTGCAAGGATTTGCTACGGCTGACTTACTGCCAATAGCCTTGGTTAAACTCTACCACGATATGAAAAAAGTAGGCATGAAGTCTGTTATATGTAATACAGTCCATGACTCTATAGTTGTAGATGTCTACCCTAGTGAAGAACAGCAGTGCATTGATATCATGGCTAAAGCGATGCTTGCGCTACCAGAGGAGACATTACGGAGGTATGGTAGGCAGTATGATATGCCAGTAGGTATAGAATTGAAGATGGGAAAAAACTGGCTTGACTTAGAAGCCGTCTTAGAAGTATAATGATTTTACGCAACCAACCCAAGGAGAAAGAAATGGGTACAGACTTAAACTTAATTAATGAATTTGACGTGAATATAGGAGACGATAACGCTAGTCTTATTGCCATGCTAGGGCAGGACGGATTGGCTGAGTCAAAGGGGGATGGGCTGTCATCTCTTCGCATCAATTATGATGCAGACACCGAGAACGGGGAAACCCTCAAGCGTGGTACGTGGAAGATTTATAATGGCTCAGAGATGGTGTATGCCGAATCTGCCTTCATAGTCCCAATGATGAGAACTTACGAGTACTCTGTATTTGACACGGAGGAGAACACCTTCTCTTGTAAATCAGTACAGCGTAAGAAAATGTCTGACGCGTTTCCTGACAAACTAGGGACAATGAAGTGTGGACGATTGACCCGTGCAGAAGAAGAGAAGCTGTCGGATGATGACCCACACCTTCTTCTAAGTAAGTCGGTAACATGCAACGTTATATTATATGGTAAGGTTGATATGCCTGATGCAAAGAATGCTTCTGGCAAGAAGACACCAGTAAAAGACCTACCCTTTATAGCCTATTTTAAGCGTTCGGGGTTCAGACCTATCAACGACTTTATAAACCAGAAGCTAGGTAATAAGATACCCTTGCCAACCGCCTATATAGAATTGAAGACCAAGCGTATGGCGAATGGTGGGGTTACCTACTGGATACCACAACCAGAATTAGTTAAGGAGATACCCTTCACTGTGGAAGCCAAGGAACTTCTACAGGGTTTCCATGATGGTGTGTCTGCTTCCAATCAGAAAGTGCTTGAGGAACATAGAGGCTCTTTAAAAATGGTAGCTTCAGATGAGGACGTTGATTTAGCACAACGATTTGCATAATGTTAGCCCTGTTTGAAGTACAGGACTTTCTCAAACGTGCAGGGCGAGGAGAGGTAGACTCTTCTCGTCTTGAGCATTTAATAGAGCAATTTGGTGAAGACTGTAAAGATTCCCTGAGAAAACAACTGTCTAGGAAGGAGGGTTACCGAATACGTATGTCGGGGCTTGGTCGTCCTCTGTGTCAACAGAAGCTAGAACAGCAGGGCAACAAGCAGGAGATGGGGTATAACGACATCATGCGTTTCCTCATGGGTGACCTTATTGAGGCTGTTGCTGTGTTTGTCCTCAAGTCTGCTGATGTCAAAGTTGTGGATACTCAACGAGCGTGTGAGCTAGACATAAATGGTACAATAGTTAAGGGTACTCTAGACCTCATTATGAATGACGGTGAAGACAAGGTTTGGGATATCAAGTCCACAAGCCCTTGGTCGTACGAGAATAAGTTTGCCAATCGTGGGGGCTATGATGTCATAAAAGAAGATGACCCCTTCGGCTACATCATGCAGGGCTTCTTATATGCAGAAGCGCAGGGTATGCCCTTTGGGGGTTGGATAGCCATAAATAAGTCTACTGGAGAGTGGGCTTTTGCTGAAGCTCCAGAAGACCAAGAAGAAGACAGGAAACAGTACATTGATGACGCTAAGGAGCGCGTACGTAGCCTGTTAGAGGATAAAGGTTTCAAGATACCCTTCACCCCCACAGACGAGACTTACACCGTCTCAAAACAGAAAATAGAGACAGGCAACAAGTTGATGCCCAAGACCTGCACCTTCTGTTCCTTTAAGGAAATTTGTTGGAAGAATGCAGAACAACTTCCCAAGATTACATCTAAGGCTAAGTTCCCGCCAATGGCGTGGTACACTACAGTCAAGGCAAGGACGTTGTAATGCCCGTACTCTACACGGAAACATACCCTATAAAGATTATGAAGTTAAACCCTCAGTTGATGTGTGTGTTTGTGGAGAGCCATGAGGGTAGGGGTGGTGACCCTGCAACTGTCGAGGTAAGGGGTTTGCAAACTTCTTTCCCACTTACGGTAAAGAACAACTTCTCTAAGTCTGGATACTTTGTGTCGGACACAGAAGCGCGAGACATAAAAAAGATTGAAGAAGAAGCACAGGTTATAATATATCAACTAAGGAGAGGGGCAACCATATGTCTTCCGACGTTGCGCCTAAGCGACGAGCTAAACAGTTTAGAAAAACACACCCCAAAAGTAGAACAGTATCTATTAAAAAGGCTAGAGATAATAAAGCGGGAGTTTCCACTTCAAGGATTATGAGAAATACAAAGTACCGTTCTATGTTTGAGATAAACATAGCAAAAAATTTATCACAACAGAAGATAGCGTTTGAGTATGAAACTAAGAAGCTAGTTTATATACCCAAGACTAGAACGTATACTCCTGACTTCTATCTGCCCGAACAAGGTATATACGTCGAAACTAAAGGGTACTTTGACAAGGGGGACAGAGTAAAAATGCTCCTAATTAAACAACAGCACCCCGACTTAGATATTCGTATTGTTTTTTTAAATGCACGTAATAAAATATATAAGGGCAGTAAAACAACCTACGGAATGTGGGCAACCAAGCACGATTTTATATGGGCAGAGGGGGGAATCCCTCAGGAGTGGTTAAAGAATGAGCGATGATACAGAAAGACAATTAGAAGTAGCCAGTCTTCTTTCAGAGAGATACTACCTCATACTAAATAATAATGATTCAGACAGCTTTAGCATGACTGCATACGACACAACTACACCTACTGATTCAGAAATTCCTGCAGGTATGGTAGTATTATCAGGCATTATAGAACTTATGGAAAATAACTTCGATGCTATATGGGACGCAGGAGTAGCTAGAACTAATTTTATTTCTATGGTAGAAGGTATGCAGATAGACTTCGACGATGACGAGGTAAGTGAGACAACAGAGAAAGTTCTCTCTAGAACTGACAATATAATAAAGGTAGATTTTGGGAATGAAAAATGAGTATGGATTACAAACAAAAACTAGATAACAATATGATTGCGCCTAGTTTACAAGAAAAACATGAAGATTATATGACACGTAGATTAAAACAGGCAGAACAACAGCCTGATGTTGTTAAGAACCCAAGACACTACGAGCAGTACGAGTTTGAACCCGTATCGTTTATAATGAAGAATGAGCTATCCTTCTGGATGGGCAACGTTATAAAGTATGTTATGCGTGCAGGAATTAAGGATGACACGGATGAAGTACAAGATTTAAAGAAAGCAATAAGATATATAGAGATGCGTATTAATCAATTGGAAGGAAGAGAACCTAATGAATAACATGTTACCAAGCACCTATCAGCAATTTATACACAAGTCCCGATACGCTCGTTGGATAGATGATAGCCAACGTCGAGAAAACTGGAATGAAACAGTGGAGCGATACGTAGATTTTATGTCGAACCATGCGTACACTAAACACGCTATTAAGTTGCCCGAGCAGGACAAGAACGATATAATAGAGAATATAACCAATTTAAATATCATGCCTTCTATGAGGGCAATGATGACAGCAGGAACTGCACTAGCCCGTGATAACATTTGTGGATATAATTGTTCTTATATTCCTGTTGATAGTCCTCGTTCTTTTGATGAGTGTATGTATATACTTATGTGTGGAACAGGAGTAGGCTTCAGCGTAGAACGTGAGAACGTCGATAAGCTACCCATAGTTAGTGATACTTTCAGTAATTCATACACTGTGATACAGGTAGCAGACAGTAAGCCCGGCTGGGCGAAAGCCTTCAAGGAGTTGATTGCACTACTATATGCAGGGGAAGTCCCTGTGTGGGATGTCTCTCAGGTTAGAGAGGCAGGTTCTCGCCTAAAGGTGATGGGAGGTAGAGCATCAGGACCGCAACCATTAG